AACTGGCAATGTCACCAACCAGGCTGTGCAGGTGTTACAGGGTCCTTTTGCTATCAACCAATATGGATCTGGTGTGACCTGTCAGGGTCCCACCTTTAACATTGCTCCATTTGTTATGGGGACAAGAAATTATGATTGGGATCCATCCTCTAACCTGACTGGTTCAGGTAACCTGGGTGTCTCAGCGTCCTGGCAGATCCCTTTGGACCGAGAGTCGATTGACCTATGTAAGGAAAGGGCAGAGGTAGAAATCAAAAGACAACAAGCAGAGACAGACAAAGCAAGACTTGACTTTGAATTGGTGAGACTCCTGAAGTGTGGTGAGGCTGCAAAGATGGGAGTTCGTTTCCATCCAGAGAGTCCTTATGCTGGCATCTGTTCTGATGTGATTGTTTTAGCTCCACCACAAAAACCCACAACAGAAGTAGTAAATAAGGTAAATATAAACAAACCAAATGACAGATCCAGTTTGGTCAGTCATCTTCATGGTCTTTCTAAGTCTCGTGTTGGCAGGACTGATGGTGGCATATCTCTTTTACATAGTCAGACAGGAGGAAAAAAATGACAGCGATGACACCCCCGAGCAGGAAGAGTTGTTACAACTTCAGAGTAATCGAGATCAACAAAGTTCTTGATGGTGATACAATTGATGTAACAATTGACCTGGGGTTCGACCTCTACAAAAAGGAAAGAGTTCGTGTTGCAGGAGTGGATACGCCAGAGAAACGAACTAAGGACGCAGAAGAGAAGGCACTTGGCATCGATGCCACCAACTGGCTCAAGGACCATCTTGATGGTGCTATCAATGGTGACGACGATCTCATTATTAGGACTGAGCTTGACGGTGGTGTTGGTAAATACGGTAGATTACTCGGCTGGTTGTATATTGGTACCGAGGAGGTGTCTCTCAACGAACAAATGATCGAAGAAGGATATGCGTGGAGTTATGATGGCGGTACTAAACAGAAGAACTTTGAAGAACTCCGTGAGATCAGAAGAGCACACGGAACTCTGGTAGAATAATGACAACCCTTTTTGTAATAACCTTCACCATCTTATTGGTGACAGGAATGGAAGTAACCTGGCCAGTCAAATGATCAGTCTGTACCTGACAGTCACAATCGTTGCTTTGATGATTGCTTATGCTGGCATTGAAGGAACACTCAGGGTCTTTGCCTGGCTGGATCTTCAAATCAGGTACCTTCCTCTGCGTATCAGACTTGAACTGATGAAGAGGAAACTCAAGTCCCAACTCGACAAGGATCGAGAATACTTTCTAAGGAGGTTGGAAGATGAAAAGTCTAAGTAGTCTCTTTGTTATTCTTTGTCTAACTGCTCCAGCATATGCTGAAGGTGGTTTTGAAATGTTTGAAGAGATCTGTGAGATCACTGGTGAAGTAAAGGTCTCCTATCAATATGTTCCCAGTGAGATCAAACTCTCAGACATCGAAATCAAATCGAGAACTTTGCCCCCAACTTCTTCGCAATAACCTTTGGGGGTTGGAAGTATTTCTTAAACCTCTTGACCCCATCCTTAGTGAGACTTTTTGAAAGTTCCTCATCAATGATGATCTTATTGTCATACTCCCAGAAGGCATCAATGTCCACCTGGTCACGAAGATATTGTTCTAACTTCTCGACCTTACTCTCCAGGACCTTCATTCCTTTACCAGAGTACTCAATGATGTCAGCAGAACCCTCTCCATTAGGAACAAAATGGAGAACTGGTTTGACCTGCTTGACTTTTACTTTCTTTTTCTTTCCTTTCAACAGTTGTTTGACAAGAGGATCTGCTGCTGTCTTGATCTGGTTGATAACAATTCCAGCACCCAAGGCAACAGTAGTAGTAACCACAGCAGTTGCTCCAGCAGTGATCAAGGGTGCAACCTCAGGGAGTGGAACATCTAATCCACCAACATTCACAGTTGGTGGAGTTGCTGGAAGATCTCTGGTGTCTGACCTTGGTGTGGGTTCAGATTCCTCATTTTGGTTTTCAATAACCTGTTCCCATTCTTCTTTGGTGGGAACATCAATAACAGGGTAATCAATTGTAGGATCAGGGACATCAATCACAGGAGCCTTGAGACCCCTTGTAACGGGGACTGGAACCCCCTGAGTAACAGGAGGTGCCAGTGGTTCAATAACAGACACCACAGGGGGTGGTAGGTCCCTTACAACAGGTGATGGGATCCTACTGATTGGTCTGACCTGGGACATTGGTTGTAGGCATTACAGGGGGAGCAGCAATCTGAATTGGTGCTTGCTCAATTCGAATTGTCTGAGCAGGTGCTGTTTGAGCAGCAGTGGCAATCAGTTTCTCCAAGTCTGCCTTGGAGACACCACCAGCAGCGGCACCCATTTTCATGGTTCCGTCACCAGACTTCTTCGCTGTCTGAACCCCAAAGGTGGCAAGAACCCCCGTGAACACGGACGCAATGAAAGTCGGATCAAGTTTCTGCTCGGGAATTCCCAAAGCAGGTGGAAGTTTGATGTAAGCAAGAGTGAGAATTCCACCAGACCAAACAAGAATTCCAAGGCGAACAAACGTGCTGATCACAGCAAGATGTTCTTCACTATCACCTGAGGCATCTTTGATTCTTCCAAAGAAACCCTTCTTCTTCTCCTCTTTCTTTTCCTCAACTTCCTTTTTAATTTCTTCAGGCATGAGTTTATAGAGAGGCGAAGTTATTTAGAAATCTAATAGGGCAAAAAAATACCCCAGGAAATTTTCCTGAGGTAAATGGTTTTTGTTTTGTGATTTCAAACTGGGGCAGTTTCTCTTGCATTGACCTTCAGGTAATCATAAACCTGCTCAGGTGTGCTCTCACGGTATGGATCTGCTTCGTGGTTGTCGGACTTGCCATCTTCCACAAACAGTTTCTCGATCACACCGTCTTGAACCACTGCTGCATAACGCCAGGAACGATCACCAAAACCAAGGTTAGACTTGGAAACCAGTTGACCCATGGCACGAGTGAAGTAAGCGTTACCATCGGGGATCAGTTGAACCTTTTCGATGTTCTGATCCTTTGCCCAGGCATTCATAACAAAGGCGTCATTGACAGAGACACAATAAACAGTGTCAACACCAAGTGCAGTGAAGTCTTCGTACTTCTCCTCAAATCCAGGCAGTTGATAAGCGCTGCAAGTAGGAGTGAATGCACCAGGGAGACTGAAAACAACCACACGCTTACCAGCAAAGAGATCACTGGTTGTGCGAGTAACGAAGTCTCCATTCTCTCTAAACTTGAATTCCACTTGGGGAACTGAATCACCTTCTCTTTTCATTGGAACCTCCCAATTAACGTGTTTGATAATCATTGTGGATTAGATGCGTAAGCTGGTTGCATCAACCCACCACCAGGACCGTCCTGGTCATCATCCTCTCGATTATCTAAGATCAAATAAGCAATTACAAAACCCACCAGTAATCCGAGGTAGGCTTTGAACATCACCAAATGCCTGGGATGATCTGACCTGTGGTCAGGTAAGCACCGAATGCTGCAACGATGCCGATCATGGCTGCCCAGCCATTAATTCTTTCTGCCTTTTCGTTCATTGTTTTACTCCTTAGTAAGTTTCTGAAAGTTGATTTACTGAGTGTGCCAGAAGAACAAAGAATGTAACACTGGTCACTGTAAAAATAAGTTCGGTCATTAGAACAGGTTCTCCTCTTGTTCTGTGAGAATTACACTGTCGCTTGTGGGATAAGCAACGCACAAAAGAGCGTAACCTTCTTCAGTTTGATCATCGTCCAGGAAAGTTTGGTCTTCGTTATCGACTGTCCCCGAAATGACTTTACCTGCACATGAGGAGCAGGCACCAGCACGGCATGAGTAAGGAAGGTCAACACCTTGCTCCTCAGCAGCGTCAAGAATATATTGATCCTCTGGACACTCAATGGTGGTTGAGGTTCCTTCGGGTGTTTGAAGTGTGACCTTAAAGTTTGCCATTTTTATCAGAAGACTCCGAAGAATAGTTTACCAGTGAAAGCGTAAGAAAGCAACCCAGCAACAATACCGACCATAGCCCAGCGTCCATTTGCTTTCTCCGCCTTCTCGGCATAAGGTTCGATTCCGTAGCGCTCAAGATCTTCCTTGGTCATGTACATGGAAGGCTCCTTAGCCCACATATTCATTTGTCCAAACTCGTTTTTAGTAACTGTCATTGTAAGTAATGTAAAGTTTAGTTACATTATTTATTATTTCTTTAGTTTTGTCAAGTAAGTAAGATTACTTAGTTAGAGATCCCTAACAATTTCCCTACACTTGTCTCTGTTTTGTCTACAGAAAGAGTGAACATAAGACTCCACGTCTACATCCATAGACCTGTGTGCAGATACATGTAACCCCTGGATTATTAGGAGAGATGCCAACAACAAAGTTGGAATCATCCACATATCTCTTAGGAATTTTAACATAAAAAAAAGGAGT